GCAATTACTAGCTGAAGGACGGTTGCATCATGATGGTGATCCTGTCTTACAGTGGTGTGTTCTGAATGTTGTTGTACGCCCTGATGCTAAGGAATGTATTTTCCCTCGGAAAACTTCACCCGGTAAAAAAATTGACTTGGCTATCGGGATGATTATTGCTGCTTCACGGGCAATGCATTACGACGATGAAAGCGTATTTGAATTAGTACCTGGTGATCATCTAGATGATTGGGATGTTGATGATTACATCAAAAATATGGTTGTGGGGCGACGATGACAGCACAAATTGCAAAAAGTCGGCTGTTTGAGTGTCTTGAAAAGGACAAAATCCAGCAGGCAATTAATGAAACCAAAGATATTCAGGGGCGTAGTACAGGTCCTGAAAGTCCAAAACGTGGAGTTTTGATTGATTTTCCACGTTCAAATAGCCGAATAGCCAACACGGCTACCTTCGAACGAGCAATGACACTTTCAGCAGTCTTTGCATGTCATAAAATCTTGGCTGAAACAGTTGCAAGTTTACCGCTTGAAATGTTCGTTTTTGATAAAAATCGGCATCGTAAACAGATATTTGACCATGATTTAGCGCGTTTATTTCGTAATAAACCGAATGATGATCAAACAAATATTGAGTTTAAAGAAACATTTATGCTGAATTTAATCAGTGGAAATGTGTATGTGCGGAAATATTATTACCACAAGCAGCTTAATCAGCTTGTAGTGATCAACAATGCTTCTGTTTTACCAAAATTGAATGATAAAGGTAAAAAAGAGTACCACATCACTTATTTTGATGGAAAAAAGGAAATCTTAACTGACAATGAAATTTGGCACGTTAGATTATTTGGTACTGGCTTGGTTGGAATGTCGCCTTTGGCATTTGGTGCTAGATCAATCGGTATTGGGTTGGCAACCGATGATAAAGTCGGACGAGTCATGGAAAATGGTGCAAAACCTTCAGGTACGCTCTCTACTGATAAAACTTTAAAGAAAGAACAGCGCCAAGCACTTCGTGAGGAAATGTCTGATCTTGTTTCTGGAGATGATTGGTTTCTTCCAGTGCTTGAGGGTGGTTTGACTTTTGAAAAGATTAGTTTAACACCTGAAGATATTGAACTTTTATCAACTCGACGTTTTACAGTTGAGGAAGTTTGTCGTTTTTATGGTGTTCCAAGCGTATTGATTAACGATACCAGTGGTTCAACGGTATGGGGTAGTGGTATTGAGCAGCTTGTGGAATCATTTTATCGGTTTGGATTACGTCCTTATTTTGAGCGCATTGAAGAGTCGGCAAGGTTAAATTTATTGGACCGTGTTGATTGGGATACCTTTGAGTTTGAATTCAAGATCAAGGACCTTTTACGTGCCTCAATTGCTTCCCGTATTGCCAATAATAAAGTACGGATTGAAAGTGGTCAGTCCACGATTAATGAAGTACGGATTGAAGAAGGTTATGCACCAGTTGATGGTGGAGATAATTTAATGGTTGCAGCTCAGTTATTGACGCTGGATCGTGTTATTGAGGGGCAACGAGGTGAACAAAAAAATGAGCCGTAATCATTTAAATATGCGAGATGCACAAGTGCAAAAGCCGAATGTACAAATTCGGCTTTTGCCATTTTCAGATGTCAAATTAAGATTCGATGAAAATCAAGACAAAAATTCTGCATTTGAGTTCGACGGATATGCTGTTCGTTGGGAAAGTATCAATTCACATGGTGAACAATTTGTAAAAGGAGCATTTACAGATTTTATTAATGCTGTGGCGGCTGGTGCTATGCGATGTCATATGTACTACAACCATGGTCATCGTTATGATTGGATTAGTCCTGAATTTGCAATGCGCATCGGCAAATGGCTGAAGCTTGAAGAAGATGATATTGGTTTTAAAGTTTCAGGACGGCTTACACCTGGTTTAAGTCTTGCCAAAGATGTACGAGCAATGCTTGAAGATGAAACGATAGATGGTTTGTCGATAGCATTCTTTTATCCTGATCCAATGGACATTGAAGATATGGGTAAATATGTTCGTATTAAACGAGCAAGTCTATATGAAATCAGTGTTTGTGATGAACCTAGTGATCGAAATGCACGTGTTTCTGATTCTGATATGCGAGATATTCAAACTGAAACAGATATGAAGCTTTATCTCGGACGAAAGTTTCATCTTGATGAAGCAGCGGCATCATCCTTAATCCAACGTGTTCAAAGTATTGGCCAAGATCAACCAGGAATAAAAACAGATCCATTTGCTTGGTTAGACCAAGTTTAAATTTTTTAAATGAAACAAACATGACCGCCTTTAATGGCGGTTTTCTTTTTTAAAAGGAAAAAATATGACTGCTCATCAAAAACTGCCACTCATTGGCTCAATGCAAATTTTTACCCGTAACGAAGGTGGTAACCCACTTGATACGGCATCAGCAGAGTTAAAAAAACGTTTAAAACAATTAGATGATTTAATTGAAAGTCGTCAAACCCAGTTAGCCAATCTACCAGATGATGCTAAAGCGGAGTTGGAAGAACGGGCAAAAGACATTGCGAAATTAGTCGCCGATATTGATCAAATCAAAACTGATTTGGTTAATCAAGCAAAAACTCGTTCTGAAGACGAACAAGGTGGTATTGCAGCAATTTTGGTCCGTAATACCGAAGCTTTAGAAATTGCCAAAACTATGCTTGAAAAACGTCAGAAAAATACTTCTGTTGCGTTTGATGGTATCAAAGCACGTAATATTATTACTTTGGGATCATTGGGCGAAAATTATCAATACGCCAAAAATGATTTAAATCGTGTGCCATGGCAACCATTAACTGTGGTTGATCTTATTAATTGGGCACCTATCCAGGGTGATATTGTAACGTTGTTGCGTGAAACGGCATGGAATTTAATGGCAGACATTGTTCCTGAAGGTACGATGAAGCCTGAATCATTGCTTAAATTTGATACCCAAGTCCTGAATGTAGGCACCATTGCACATTGGATTCAGGTATCAAATCAGGTGCTTGCAGATATGCCAATGCTTGCGGCATATATCGAGTCACGTTTGGCATATGGTATTCGCTATAAACTTGAATATTTTGTGATTAATGGCCATGTTCCTGCATCGGGTCAACCTAAAAACTTTAGTGGTTTAATGGAAGCTGGAAATTATCTCACGATTGACGCTGTAGCTGGTGATACTTCACTTGATGTTTTGAACAAAGCGAAATACAAAGCAGCGGCTTCATTTATTCAACCTGAATGTTACATTCTAAATCCGCAAGATTGGGGTGCAATCGAGCGTTTAAAGGGTGCAGATGGACATTACTTAATTGGTGTACCGACTGGAACAGGTGTTCAAGCGTTCTTATGGGGGCTACCTGTTCGTTTTAGTCCAGTTCAAGCTGCCGAAAAATTCTGGTGCGGTAATTTGTCAATCGGTTTTGATGGCTATATCCGTGAAGATGTTGATACACAAGTTTCATTGGAAGATGGTGATAATTTCCGTAAAAACTTGGCAACAGTACGTTCAGAAATGCGTGCAGCAGGTGGGGTCATTGTTCCAGATGCCAATGTTGCAGGTGATTTACCAAAGGTTGGCAGTGGCAGTGGTAGTGGCGGTGCTGATGGTGGTGAAGGTGGCGGTGCTTAATACCTAAATTTATTGAATTAAAAGCAGTCTTCGGACTGCTTTTTTTACCTCTTTTTATGTCAAAAAAAGGCTATTTTTATGAGTGACTTAATTACTTTAGAAATGACAAAAAAGCACTTACGCGTGATTCATGAGCGTGACGATGCATATATTGAGTTATTGATAAAAGCAGCTACACAGAACGTACTGGATTTCATTGATTTTTCGGATTGGGATGCGGTTAAAGAAAAATATAAAGGTGCAATTCCTGAAAATTTATCAGTTGCTGCATTGTTGATTATCTCTGACATGTATCAAAACCGCGCATCTCAAACAGACGTTAATTTATATGTGAACCGTGCATGTGAAAACTTGATGTTTCCATCACGAAATATGGGGGTCTAAATGCAACCAGGTAATTTAACAGAGTATGTTGAAGTTCAGTCATTTAAATAAATCCAAACGACTGATGGTTCAGGTGATCGAATTAGAGAATATTCAACCATTTTCGCTGTGT